TCCTGCTAGTTGATCTTCAGCGCGGCCAATGATGACAATGCCCTGCGCTTTGCCTTGGCCGTAGCACATCACCAACTTGTGGATCAGTAGCCTGAAGTGTTCTTGCTCATCGTCTGACATGGCTTGAACCCTGCGTTGTAGCTCCTCGTCTGTCATTGCGAAGTCAGGTTCCACGTAGCTCATTTTGTTTCTCCTTGAGTAATAGTTCTAGGTCTGGTATGTTGTGCTCGCGGGCAATGAACACAGTACCGCCTGCATTGAGGATCATGTTTAGTTCCCTGTCTTGCAGTGCAGTAGTCTGCCCTTTGCCAGCCTTGCACTCGATGGCGATGAAGTGCCCATCCATACAGCCAATGATGTCGGGTATCCCTGCACGGCCAAAGCCGTTAGCAGGGGGCATGAAGTGGTATACGCCTAGCCTGTCAAGCAACAGCCGTACCGCCTTCTTCACTTTCCACTCAGGTGTGTCTGCCATTGGCTTGTTCCTCTTGCATTTCGTACAGAGTTGTAATGTATGCGATCATCATCTCAAGCGGGTATTTATTGTGGTACGCAAGCATGCACATGTAACTCATCAGCGCAGAGATGCCGATGCCCGCCTGCTGCTTGGCCATGGCTGTCTTGAGTATTTCTACTGCGGCTTCTACTTGCGCTCGCTTGTTATTGAGTTCGCGTGTTTCTTCTATGTCTTTAGTCATTGATTTCTTTCTTTCTGTTTAAGAATATAGCGTCGGCAGGGTTGCGTATCCGTTCACGCGATCGCCTGCCAGTGTTGTCTGGTTTCGGACAGTTCACAGGTACGTCAACGACGACCCAAACGGCAGCTAAGGTGTTGCGGAAGGTTGACTTCTCCCACCGATCAATATACACACCGAACACACCCTCCAATGATTTGTTGACAGAGCGAACGTCTATGCCAGTAATCTCAGCTATGTCGCTTGACTTTAAACCATCGGGGTGTCGCTTGAGCAGTTCACGAATGATGTTGTGATTACTCTTCAAGTTTCAGGCTCCTTTGTTTAGCTTCAATACAATCTTGGCAGATGAATCTGCGTAGGCTGTTGGTAAACCCTGCCATCATCTTTTCTGAGCCGCCCTGACGAGGTTTGGTCTGCTGGCACTTCCAACACAGTAGCCCCCGTCGGCTTGCCCACGTTCCAAAACTCTTTTGTGGGGCTACTGCCGAATTGTTGCTACCCATTAAAGTAAAAAGTCCGTTGCCTTTCATGGGCTTTCTCCGTGTGGTCTGGCGGTGGCTACGTAGTCAGGGCGTTTCTCGTACGTAGGTACGTGTACGTCTTTGAAGAAGCAAGTATCACCATCAAAGCGCACAGTGTCGCCCCGATATGTCCACACCCATTTCTTAATAGGCGTACCTTGCGTCACAAAACTAGTCCCGTGGATTGTGATTGCCCACTCACCCTCTTGCCGAGTGCGATTAACCAAACCCCAATAGCGTAGTTTCTGAAAGTTAGTCCATTGCACTCGGGTCAGTCGCAGGTTTCTTAAGCCTATCGGCCCACCACCAGCCGCCCAAAGTTCATACAAACCATGCGCTAAACCTTTGTTAAAAACGTGGCGGTACTCAACCATCTTGGCGTCACAATGCCCACAACGCTTTATTGCTTTCATGTTTTCATGTCCCTCACATACGTGGCAAAGCTATGGGCGGTATCGCCAAAGGCAATGCGCATGGCATCAAACTCTAGCGCCACTTCTTCAAGCACAGCGTTGCGCAATACTGGGTAGTTCTCTCTGATCTCATTCTTGGGTATGCCAAAGATGCGGTCAAAATCTTCTTGGTTAAAACTTGCGTCACTCATATTAACCTCCAAACATTTCTTTGAGGTGGCGATACAAGTCATGCGCCTGATACACAGTCATATCTTTTAAGATATCTTCGGGCGTACGCGTGCGTACAAGAGAGATCATGCGTTTGGGTACAGGCGCGGGCTCCATCGCTCTAGCAGCAGCATCCATTGCATCTTGGCTAGGCGTAGGCATATTCTCCAGCTTCTCTCGTAGCAACGCACCGATGCCTGTCACGGCTTTCTTCTCGTACTTACGCTTGGCTGGTGCTAGTGCGTCTTCCAGCTTCCTGAGCGCTTTGAGCGATTTGATTGGGCGGTACTCGGGTACATCTGCGTAGTAGGCGTTGTTGGTTTCGTGGATCATTTGGTTGCGTCGCATTTGTGCAATCAGGCTTGATGTTGACCCGCCTGCAAACCCTTGATGCTCTAGTGCTTCAATGATCTCTTTGCGTGTCGAGCCGGGGTTGTTCTTGATGTAATCGAAAGTTACACGAGAGATGTTGTTGGTCACGTTAAAAGTTTTCTTCATGGGAATTCCCTGAGTTGGTTGTGGTGTAGGCGGTACAGACACTGGTTGGACAGAAGGAGAATGGGGAAAACTTTCCCCATCGTCGTCCCATTCTTGTAGCGTCTTGCTAAGGGCTGTCTTAAGGGCAGTTTGCATGTCAGGCATTTGAGGTTCCTCCAGTTAGTAGCATGACGATAACGATGAAAGCAATGAGTCCGATGGACTGTATTGTGGTGAGTAGTAGATCATCCATCCCCTGCTTGTCGCCAAGCAATATGCCCTGTATCCAGTCGGACTCAGGCGTACATTCAGGGGGTGGGGGTGAGTAGGTCAAGCCGATCTTGACCTTACCCGTGTCGTAAGGTGGGTTGTTCATTATTTTCTCCTTGAGTGAATATTATTTGTCCAAGAGTAGACAGTTGTCAATAGGGTCTCCAGTATAAAAGATCCAGTATTAGTACAATTACGGACAACAAAAGTACTACTCTTTCTGTTTTTTCCCATGGTGTCATCATTCTCCGTACTCCTTGTCTACATAGGCGGGATTGCCTGTTTGGTCTCGATACTCTTTGGCATCTTTCTCAGCGTCATGCTCGTTGTCAAACACACCAAGTACTGTGTGGTTGTGGTTTCTAACTACGTACTTCACCTTGTCAATCAACTCGGTGTCGTATGTCTGACCTTCCCCGACACGGGCTTTGGTAATGTCAAACTCGTCGAACGCTTTGTTTCCAGCATCGGCACTGCTGTCGGCTTCGACCTCTACTGTCTGCCAGTAGGACATAACTACTTGTACTCTGTACTTCATTTGGTACTCCCATAAAAATTAACACAGGCAATCCAAGCTGCCCGCCATATTTCAAACATTCGCCCTTGGCATGGAAAATCCTTGACCTTGTAGTTGTCGAAGGTATCTTTGCACCACTTGCGGTATTCGATCTTGATACGTGTTTCAGGTTTCATTTCATTCCTCCATTAAAAATATGCCCTTGTCTACGCAAACGGTAAACAAGCTATCGTCAGGGTAATTCTTGAATCCACGAATACCATGCAGCATGATGTGGCGGAACACCTCTTTTTGTTCCGCAGGTTCTCTGTCAAAGAACCAATTCACCTCGTAGTCAGCACAGGCGTTTACCATCTGTGTTTTAGTTATTGCAGTCATTTCATTTCTCCTTGGGTTAAAAATGTGGGGGCAAGCCCCCACTACGAATCAAGTCAGCAGTGCAGGCAAGACTGGCTTGAGTAACAAGGGCTGGCGTACATCCCATTGCAGGTAGTAGCACATGACCTCGGCAACGATGCCGACTGAGCCGTACGACTTGGTCACTGAACTGATAAGACCAGACGCATCGCCCTCCATCAACATATCGTAGACACCCTGCTCGGCAAAGCACAGGTCATCACGATGTGTGTAGCTCAGAGGCTCAGGCGTGTAGCAGTGCAGTAGCGTAGTGATTGTGTAGGCAGGCATCTGGTCAAGCCATACTTCAACAGTCTCTACGTCAGCCTCAGTCAACGCACAGGCAATGTCGTCAGGGGTGGGCTGAACGAAGCCATCCTCATCATCGGGAAAGTCATACGCTGTCTCGTCATAGTTGGCGCTGTGTGCGCTGACCGCACGGGGATAGATGCCAAAGCTTGCGTTGTAGTCATTCATCTCGTCGTACTCGTCATCCATGTAGCTACCATACGAACTGGCGTACTTGTATGACTTGAGTGTCGCACTCTTGTAGCTAGGGATCAGGCGTGATGGAGTCCAAGCATAGGTATTGCTGAACCACAGATCATCGTGCTCGATACCCTGATCGAAGTTGACGTGTTGCATACGACCATCGCCGTTCATGAACACGAAGCGATTGTTGCCAATGAACTCCTCCATCATAGACACGAAGCCCGCATCATACACAAGCTCAGGTGATGCAGACACAGCCGTGTGCAAGTAGTCATTGATGAAGTGCCATGTATCTGACTTGTCCTTGTCAGCAGCATTGCCTGTGTGCAGGATGCCGTTGTGCATCATGGCGATGTAGCCAGGAATCACATCATACGGATGGCAGTTAACCATGTCAGTCTTGCCGTGTGTAGTCCAGCGGAAGTGAATGGCAATCTCACGATCGTCATTGGGCAGGCGCTGAATGAATGCAGTAGCATCGCCAAGATTTTTGGGCAAAGTCTTGGTGACCTTGAGACCCTTGGCTGAACCATACATGAACCCAATGCCGTCAGGATTGGATGTAAAGATGTCGCTCAGTAGCCCGTGTGTGTTGAGCAATGTTGAACGAACTTTGGAAGACTGACCAGTAATAATAAGACACATAATAAATTTCCTTGATGTAAAAGATCGGGGAGAAATCTCCCCGTTTGGTTGTTGTTGAATTAAACAGG